AGGCAACTGACCCTACTGAGGGTGACATCTACTTACATGCAGAACATGATGTTCACTTTGAGGCAAAGAATTTTGCTAAGATGATAGGACATAACGTAACTATAAATGCTTCTGATAAGTTATTGTCCAATTCAAAAGGATTCAATATCATTATCGGGGATATGGTTCGCATTCATGAACCACAATCCAAACTCATTCCGCCCGCCTTGGGCGATTACATCAACTCTCTTGTAGAATAATGGCAGGAATTAGGGACATTGAAACTGGTAAAGTCTACATTGGTAGAGAACAACCAGCAAAACTTGACACCGCTAAAGAGACTTTAGATGGGGACAAACCCTTCAATGGTACATTAGTTGTTACAGGACCTGTTATTGCAGGAAAGCATAGTGGATTTGCCAAGGCAACTGTAAACATTGGCACAGACCTTGATCAATTCAAGTCTGGTGTTACAGGACGGGCACTCCAAGTTGATGGTGACGTTGAAGTCATTGGTGAAGTAGCAGAAAACGCTGTTTACATTGATGGTGATGTGTACGTTACTGGCAAAGTTGACTGCCTAAACAAAGGCAGACTGGCATCCAGGTTTTCTACAGCAGATGCTCTGGGTAAGTCATTTGACATTCAGCACCCCACAAAGGAAGGTCATCGACTGCGCTATGCATGTATTGAGGGTCCTGAGGTTGCTGTATATCACCGTGGCAGACTCACTGGTGAGACTGAGATCCTACTGCCGGACTACTGGGTCAACTTGGTTCATGAGAACAGCATAACTGTCTCCATCACGCCTATTGGAGCACAACAGGACATCATTGTCAAGGACTTCGACAACACTAAAATTGTATTGGAGTCTAGTACAGACATTGATTGTTTCTACCATGTTTATGGTGAGAGGAAGGATATCAACCCCCTCATCATTGACTATGCAGGCAAGACTTGGGAAGATTATCCTGATCCAAACGTCTTTATGGCACCAGATGATGAAGAACGTAATATTTTAGATGAACGTTACCGTGGACCCCAAAACACAATTACTAAGTAATTGTGCTATAATACATAATATATGGAGTTTTTATTATGAATACAGTTGAATTTCGTGGTACAGTAACTGTTGATGGGATTATTGAACTTCCTGAAACCTGGGCAAACAAAATTGACGTAGATAGTATTCACGTTCAACTAACTTCCAGAACCGTTTTTCAAGAACTGTTTGTACACTCGATGCCTTATGGAAAGTCTGTTGTAATTCGTAACGGTGGTGGCGGCGTCATAAACGCTTTCTTCACTGTCACAGCGGAGTTGTCTTCAGACGCTTAGTAGGGTATAATAGTTTCAACCGCATCCTACACATGAACGCTACCACTTGGGAAAACGACCAGTACGTTACCAAAGTAGAGATCAACATCCCTGGACGTTACTTCGCTATCCATGGTTCTGATGGTGGAATCCAAGAACTTGAATGTGATACTGTAGATGAGTTTATGAGCGTCTGGACGCTTACTAACACTGCACTCCAATTCGATGAGGAAATTGAACTAGTGTATTCCTAATGCCAGAAAAAGAAGCAGAAGATCCTAAACCTCAGGAATCACCTGATGAGGACACCGATATTTGGGATCTTCTTTATAGAAAACAAAATAATGACGGTCCCTAAATAGTCTGAAGGAATGGTGTCAGGACTAATAGGTAATGCCTCTAAGTAGACTTGAAAATTTCCTGAAGAACATTCAGGGTAACGTTATCTATGTCAATCCAGAGGAACTGGATGCAACAGATGACGTAAGTAATACTGGTAACTCAAGAACTCGTCCTTTTAGGACGATTCAACGAGCATTACTTGAATCTGCCAGATTCTCGTTTCAACTAGGTAAAGATAACGATAAATTTGATAAGACAACTATTGTCGTATCACCCGGCGTACATTATATTGACAACCGTCCTGGGTACCAAATTGACACTTCTGGTAATACTACTAGTGTAAGTGGTGGCAGTGTTAGTATCAACGAATTTTCTGTTGGTTCTAATTTCAATATCCAGAGTTCTGATAACGTTCTTTATACATTCAACTCGATTCATGGTGGTGTCATCATGCCTCGGGGCACGTCTATCGTAGGTACAGACCTGCGTAAGACTAAGATTAGACCGAAATATGTACCAGATCCTGCCAATAACAGCATTCCTGCTACTGCTCTGTTCCGAGTAACTGGTGGTTGTTACTTCCGTGAGTTCACTTTATTTGATGGTGATCCGGCAGATAGGATTTTCAAAGATTATACTACAAATACATATACTCCAAACTTCTCCCATCATAAACTCACCTGCTTTGAGTATGCTGATGGTGCTAACATTGTAACTGGCAAGGGTAATACTGACCTTGACATGTATTATGCTAAGTTGACACTGGCATATGGTAATAATAGTGGTCGGGCAATCCCATCATACCCCGCAAATACCGACTTTGAGGCGGTCATTGACGAATCTCGTATTGTTGGTGCTATCTCTCAGGTTGGTGCTATTGAGATTGCTGACATCTATTCTGGTGCCAATCCTTCTTCTGCAACTGCAACCACTGTAGTTTCTGTGGTTACTAATGACAGTCATGGTCTGTCTGTTGGTACTCCTATTAGTATTGCTGGTGTTGCTGGTAATTCTAATGTCAATGGCACCGAGTATGATGGTGTCCATATTGTGTCTCAGGTTCTGAGTGACACCCTGTTTACCTACAGTGTTACTACTGCACCTGCCACTACTGCTACTCCTAACCTTACAGGGTTGTCCCCTACAGTCACTGTTGAGAGTGACACTGTAACAAGTGCATCTCCATACATCTTCAACTGCTCTGTGCGGTCGGTGTTTGGTGTCAATGGTCTCCATGCTGATGGTGCCAAGGCAACTGGATTCAAGTCCATGGTGATCGCTCAGTTTACTGGGGTCTCCTTGAACAAGGATGATACGGCATTTGTAAAATACAATACCACAACTGGCACATATCAGGACCAGTCAGCACTGGGTTCTACTACTCTACTGCATACAGACGGACAAGCAAGGCATAAACCAACTTACGAAAGTTTCCACATCAAGGCGTCGAACAGCGCACAACTTCAGTTAGTATCCACTTTTGCGGTGGGTTGTGGCATTCATTTTATATGTGACTCTGGTTCTGACTCATCAATTACCAACTCTAATTCTAACTTTGGAGCACAAGCTCTGAAGGCAGATGGGTTCAAGGCAAATGCCTTTACTAAAGACGATAAAGGTTATATCACTGGTATCCTTCCTGCACAACGGGACTTTACTCAAGAGACTAGCAGCAACTGGTTGAAACTGGATGTTGATAAGACTGCTGCTGCTTCCGATACTTATCTTTATCTAAGAGATTATGCTGAACAGGATAGTGCTCCCCCAGCAACTACTGGTCCATACACTGTTGGTCAAAAGATTGGTGAACTGCTGAAGGTCAACATTGATGGCACTATCCGCACCGCTGAGGTGTTGATGACTGTGCTGCAAGGTACAGGACCTTCTGGTAAGAAAGAACACCGTGTTGGTACTAATGCAGGTATCAGTAGCATTACTAGTAATATTATTACTCTGCAAGAAAACCATACATTCATTCCTGGAGAAAGTGTAAGATTCTATTCTGATAGTGGTTCTCTTCCTGATGGTATTGAGTATGATACCAATTACTATATTATTACTGCTTCTCTAGATAACAATCAAATCCAGATTGCTACAAGTCCTGAGAACGCTATTGCAAATAATCCGATTACAGGTCTCAATAACCTGGGTGGAAGTCTTAGGGTTGTTTCTGATGTTCGCATCAAGAAACCTGGCGAACCGGGACATCCTATTCAATATAATAGTACTGGTTGGTATATCAACGTCAAGACCGGTAACAATCTTCACGCTGCTATTGTATCAAACCAAACCGCAATAACACCTGAGACCACTCGGTCTTATATTGAAAGAAAGAGTGATGGTCGTAAAGATGTTCAAAAAATCTATCGATTGCGTTATGTTCTGCCTGATGGTACTTCTATTTCTGGACCTCCGCAAAATGGATATTCTTTAGAAGATACTAGTAGTGTTATTGATGATGATAAATTCAAGAATGATAATACTAACCTGACCAGTGATATTGATTTACGTCAAGGCACTAGCATTATTGATGCTTCCTGGTCTTCTAACGTTGGTGTTATCACCTCCAAGTTCTCCCACAACCTGCGTCGTGGTCAGGTTATTGAGATCAACCGTCTGCGTTCTGCTAATAATGTTTCTGGAACAGATAACTCTGGTTTCAATGGTCTGTTTGAAGTTCTTCAGATTGATAGTAAGAAAACCTTTAGAGTTGGTTTGAACACTAACCCTGGTGGTATTAGTACGATTACCACTGGCACTCCATATACTCGCCATGATCAGAGTGTTGTTGGATCTGGTCGTACCTTCTCACCTTACTTTGTCCGTAAGGATTATGGTAATGCCTATCAAGTATTCAACCATGAGGTTATTCAAAACTATAAGACAGGTGTTCAAGATGGTATCTATAACCTGACTATGCTTGGGTATGGTAATATCCCTGAGGTATCTCCATATGACATCGGCAAGAACCGATTTGCACAAAATATCAATGATTTGAGACCTAACATTGATATTGATAATTATGTTGATGATCCAGAACCCACAGTGTCCTATGCTGTGCGTGATGACATTGGATTTGTACAATCTAATGACAGTGCTAATAGCATCACCCGTGAGTCAACTTTAGCAATTATTGAAGATACTGGAATCGGTATTGGTGTCACTGAAGCAACTGTTTCTGGTACTGATATCAGTGCCAATCTTGTTGTTGATCATGGTTTCAACAGTATCAAAACTGTAGGAAGTCTGACTGGTGGTAGTAACCTCGGTACGGGATCAGGTAACGCTGAATTTTACTTCAGTGTAGACCTTTCTGGTGGTACTGGTAGTGGAGCAACTGCTGATGTTACTGTTGCTGCTGCCGGTATTATCAGCGGAATTGATATAGTTGACTTTGGTTCCGGATATAGTGTCAATGATGTTCTGTCAGTCAAAGGTGTTCCTTTCTCTGCATCTGGAACTGATGCTACTGTCACAGTCACTGAGATTGATAATAATGTTGGGGATATTATTCAAGTGGTTGGTGTTACCAGCACTGCCTACAATGGTATACAGAGAATTACCAACGTAACAGATCCTAAGATTCTGGTATATGAAGGAACTGTGTCTGCTGCATCTACTAATGGTTTTGTTTACCATGTAGGTGTTACTACTGCGGTTTCTAATATTGTACATGATTCTGTTAGTGGAATTGCAACTGTCACGATGAACCGTGACATTGGTTTGCGTCGTGGTGATGAGATTGTCATCAGTGGTGCTAATAGTGTTTACAATGGTCAGTTTGCTGTTCTAGATCGCATTGGTTATGGTTCTTCACTGACCGTTTCTATTCCATCAGCAACTTCTCCTAACTTCAATGGTCCTAGTTGTATTGCCCATGGTGCTGGTATCAGCAATCGTTCTAAGGGACAAACAATTTCCATCTATGGTGGTCTGACGACTGAGATTAGTTCTGGTCTTACAACTGCTTCTACTAGCATTACTCTGCAAGATAACAATAAGATCCGTCGCGGCGATTATCTTCAGATTGAGAATGAGATTGTTCGTATCTCTAATAATACGAAAAATCAAATCATCCGTGGTTGTCTTGGTACCAATCAAACATCACACCTTCAGTATTCTGCCGCTGTCAGAATCAAAGTTCTGCCTGTTGAGCAACGTCGTCACAGTGTGATCCGTGCTTCTGGGCACACCTTTGAGTATGTTGGTTATGGACCCGGCAACTATAGCACTGCTTTACCTCAGACGCAAGATCGTGTCTTAGATGATAAGCAGCAACTGCTTGCTCAGTCTGTGTCCTCTCGCGGTGGTAGTGTTGTTTACTCTGGTATGAATGACCGGGGAGAATACTTCATCGGTCGTAAGAAGATTGATGCTCTAACAGGTGAAGAGAAATCTACTATCAATGTTTTTGATAGTACTGGGGTTACAGAAATTCCTTCTGCGATTGATTTCAATGACCTGACTGTCAAGCAAAACTTCTACAGTCTTGGTAATAGTTCTTTGGTTGATATTCAACTAAAGGGTAATCGTAGTGGTGATGTTGGCACCAGCGTATTTGTTGGTATCAATGGTGCTAATCAAAATGCTCCTACAACCAGTGTTGATCAGATCATTCTGAACACTACATTTGATAAAGCAGGATATATTGGTTGGGTTCGTACTACTGATTCTACTCAACCTTGGAAGAAGTTTGGTCCTATCAGTGTTGATCAGACTGATCATTATTCTTTAGATAAACTTGTTCTGGGTGCTGCATCTGCTGGTTCTAACACTCTGGCAGTCACTGGCGACTCTTCACTAACGGGTGATCTGCAAGTTAGTGGTGCATTTACATCCAGCACTGCTGTTGTTGGTAGTGCAAAGGTCAGCGACCTGACGACATCTCGCATTGTTATTGTTGGTGCATCTGGAGAACTGGAAGACAATAGTGGTCTTACCTTTACTGGTAACACTCTAACTGCCAATACTCTTTCCGTTACTAATAATGCTACTGTGGGTGGTACATGTACTGCTGACACATTCTCTGGTAATGGTATTACTCCTATTGGTGGTATCATCATGTGGAGTGGAGGTAGTGTTCCTTCTGGATGGGCAATCTGTGATGGTAACAATAATACTCCTAATTTGAAAGATCGATTTGTGTTGTCTTCGGGCGACACATACTCTGCTGGTTCATCTGGTGGTAGTGCTGATGCTGTGCTTGTTCAACACGATCACAACGCAACATCAACATCAACTTCTACTACTCAAACTGAAACTATAACAGGTACATTTGGTAGTGAGCCTTATAGCTACGCCCCTACTGGTGTGTTTAGCCGAACTGCATCTAATTTTGGTGAAGACCAAGATCAAGGTAGTAATGGTCAGATAATGACTATGGATGCATCACACGACCACACAACCACTACTACTACAACCACTGCGATTGCTAACGAAGGTGTTTCTGGTACGGGTAAAAACTTACCTCCATATTATGTCCTTGCATTCATCATGCGTACTGTTTGATAAATACTCTTACAAAGGAGTCTTGTTGTAAATGGCTGCGGTAAACAAGAAATTTGGCATTGAGAAGGGACTTGAGGTTGGCGACAGCGCATTAGTTGTTGATGCTGATAATAACCGTACGGGTATTGGTAAAACCAATCCCGCTTACGGTTTAGATGTTCAACCTACAGCAAACTTTGATGGCATTGTTGCCGCTGGTCAAGTTGGTATCGGGTCAACTCAACCTGGTAAAGATGTTGATTTCAATAAAGATCTAATCGTAAGAAAGAAATTTTATGATGTAAATGAAAGTGCTGGTACCTCTGGTCAAGCACTGATTAGTGTTGGAACTGCTGTTTCTTGGACTGATCTTGCTGAGATTGAGACTGATGCCGCTGGAAAGACCTACGAAGTACAATATAAGAAAGCAAATGGTAAGTTTGGTGGTTCCCCAAAACTCACCTATCGAGAAGATAATACTAGGGTTGGTGTTGGTAGCACACAACCTGAATATGCATTAGATATTGTTACAGAGACTCGTGCCTCTGGTGTATGGAGGGATTCTAATAGTACTGTTGGATCTGCATCTTCTATTCTTGCAGCAACTTCTTCTGGTAAACTACAATGGGTTGGTGCTGGTGCTTCCACACTAAACGTATTCTATGTTACTGAAGACGGTGATGATGCTAATGATGGTAGAACTCTAAGTAGTTCCAAGCGTACTATCAAAGCAACCACTGCGATTGCAGGTGCCGGGGATGTAATTAGGGTTGCTGGTGGTATCTATCGTGAGAACAATCCAATCTTTGTTCCTCGTAATGTTACAATCGATGGTGATGATCTTCGTAACACCCAGATTATCCCTAACAATGTAAGTCAGGATCTTTTCCAAGTTCACAATGGTGCCCTGATTCAAAATATGTCCTTTGTTGGTGCTGCCAACACTGGTGCAATGATTACGTTTCCACCTGAAGGTGTAGTAAACCGTCATACTTTTGTAAGTGCCACCGCAAATTCAATCAAGATTGGACCTGTGTGGCACACTGGTCTTTCCACGACACCTACAGCGTTCTTATATGACCCCACAAGTGGTGTTAGTACTGTTACGGTGGCAAATCATGGTCTAAGTGTTAGCGATAGTGTAGGCATTGTAACGAATGCTATAACATTCAAGTGTGAGCAAGACAATTTCGCAAGTGACCATACATATCCCCGTCCTACAGATCATGTTGCGGGTATCCTAACTGCAATTAGTGCTGTTACCACTGATACCTTTACAATCAATGTAGGTAATGCTGGTAGTCATGCAAGAATTGCTGGTATCATCACTCAGTCGCCATATGTTAGGAACTGTACTAACTTTGTTCCTGACAGCATTGGCATGAGGATCAATGGTAACCATGCTGATGGTACCAAGTCCATGGTAGTTGATTCATATACTCAGTATAATCAGGGTGGTATTGGTGTTACGATCTCTAACGATGGTTATGCTCAGTTAGTGTCTATCTTCACCGTGTGTGATGAGTACGCTATCTCCTGCGTCAGTGGTGGTCAGTGTGACCTGAACAACTCTAACGCATCATTTGGTACCTTTGGTATCGTAGCATCTGGTGTTGGTACTGTTACCAATACAGGAACGTTGGCAGCAAATGCAATTGAGGAAGATAATACTATTGTAGTATCTGGTCTTACTCAACGTCCTTACTCTGGTCAGGTGCTTTACCTGGGAGAGTTGTTCAATGAGGTTATCAAAATCAATGTAACTGCTGCTGGCAGTGGTTATACTTCTTCTAATCCTCCTAAGGTTACCATTGGAGGTCCTACTGGACCGAATGGTTCAACCGCTGAGGGTGTGTCAGTTGTCAATGGATTTGGTAAAGTTACTGGAGTCAATATCTTTGCTACAGGCAATCAATATCGTACTGCACCAACAGTGCAGATTGCATCTCCCAATTCAGGAACAACTGCAACTGCAACGTCTGAAATTGGACCTGCTTATTTTACCATAAATACTGCTACGCCGGTAACTGCTGGTGTTTCGACAATTACTATCGATCAAAATTTACCGGCAACTGTCGGTCTTGGATCGGCAGTTCCTTTCCAGAGACAATCACTGATCCTGGCATCATCGTACACTTTTGAATTTGTTGGTGCTGGTCTTACCATTGCCAACGCACTTCCCAGAAATGGTGGTGTTACGATCCCAGAAAATGAAACTGTTTCTGAAGGTGGAGGTAGAGTTGTTTACACGTCCACTGACGAAAGAGGTAACCTAAAAGTTGGTGATGGATTTACTATCAATCAACAAACAGGTACCATTACTGGAGATGCTTTCAATAAGAGTATCCAAGCAACACTTACGCCACTGATTATTTCCTTAGGAGGACAGATGTAAAATGGCTGCAATTCCACTCAATAAATTCAGAACGATCACCCATACTGTCACTGATGCTGCTGTTGGCATATACACTTGCCCTCCTGGTGTTGCTGCTTTGGTGATTTACGGCAACGTTTCTAACGTTGGTCAAGGATCTTCTGTAACTTCTTTTACTGTAAAGCACAGTAGAGATTCAGTTGATAATGAACTAGTGCGCTCTGCACGTGTTCCTCATCAAGATGCTATGTCATTTATTGACGGTCGTCTTGTTATGGAAACAGGTGACATCCTCAAAATTGAGGGAGATCAAAATAACACCATGAAGTGTATCATTTCTATTCTAGAAAACGCTAAGTAAGATGCCAAGATTATTGTCTGGACGAGTAGGTGTTACCTCCTACGCAGGACTTTCCACAGAACGTAAACAAACTCCTGGGTTTCCATCTTTCCTTGGAACTGACGAGGCAGAACCTAACTTAGGTTTACCCGCAGACAATAACTATGTCCTTTATGGCACTGTTACTGGTGAAAGATATTGGGCAGAACCCAGTGGATCTCCTTCCGGTGCTGCTACAGGATTGACAGTATCTGATGAGAGTGTTACTCCAACAGGTTATGCTGGTTCTGTTACTAGATTCAACTTTATTGGTAATGGTGTCAATGTTGAACAAACCAAACAAACTTTTGGTGGCGTTGAGGTTGGTGTTGCCACTGTATTTGTAGAGAAAACAACTCTTAGTATTGCAGATGCTAATGAGTTTGTACGTGCGACTGGTATTACCACTATCAAAGTGGGTGCTGGTCTATCATTCTTCCCTGAACCTGGTAGAGCGGGTGTTGTAACTATATTCTCAGCGGCAGATTCTACATCTACCATGCAGAATGCTGATGGTACTGAAGCATTTGGAAATGTTTCTACCTTCCGTATTGGTGCTGGTCTTACTGTAAGTCAGGTAACGGTTGGTATTGCCTCTATTGGTGTAACTGGACAATTTGATAATGTAAATGCCACTGGTATTGTCACTGCTGGTATTCTCTTCAATGGAAATCTGACTGGTACGGCAGTAACTGCTACTAATTTATATGGTGATCTTACTGGTGATGTAATTGGTGATCTTACTGGTGATGTAACTGGTAATGTAACTGGTGATCTTACTGGTGATGTAACTGGTAATATCAACTCTACTGGCGTCTCTACGATTGCTCAACTGTTAGGAACAACTCTTAGTGTTTCTGGTATTGTTACTACGAATGCGGGTTTCGTAGCACCTACTGGATCATTTGGATTTGATGGCAACCTGAATGCACCTGGTGTTTCTACAGCAACATCTCTGAATACAACTAACTTGATTGTTAGTGGTGTCACTACACATAATGGGAATGTTGAAATTAGTGGTACTAATAGACTAATCTTTGGTAGTAATGATTTAGATATCTATCATGATGGATCTGATAACATTATTGACTCTGGCACTAGTGAGGATATCTATGTAAAAGGCAAGAATGTTTATATACATGCAAATGGTACTGAAATTTCTGCCTCTTTTGCTCAAAATGCAGGTGTAGAACTTTATTATAATGCTCTTCCTAAATTTAGAACTACTAATGATGGTGCTGTAGTCACTGGCATTTTATCTGCAACTAGTTTCACTGGTCCTCTAACTGGTAATGTTACCGGAACAATCAATGCTGCTGGTGTCTCTACAGTAACTAATCTGCTTGAGATTCGTAGTAGTGATGGCAGTCCTGCTCGTATTGATTACTATTGTGAGGTAAACAACGCTCATTATACTAGAGTACAGGCAGCACCACACTCTGAGTATAGTGGTAACGTAACTGCTGTCCTCCCCATCAAGGATGGTGACATTATTGTTGGTGATACAACAGGTGCTATTACTCAGAATGTCAATACATCTGGTATTGTTACTGCTTTTGAGTTCCATGGTGATGGTTCTAATCTAACCAATATTGCTGGTAGCACAGTTACCATAACAGAAACCAATAACACAAATGCTCAGCATTTTATGTGTTTTGTTGATTCAAATACTGGACTAGAAACTATTAGAACTGATACCAGTCTTCAGTATAATCCAAGCACAAATATTCTATCATCAGTAAACTTCACCGGTACCTTAGCAGGTACCTCCACTGGTTTATCTGGCACCCCCAGTATTAGCGTTTCTGATGTTACCCTGAGTGGTAATATGCTGCCAGATTCTAATAATACACGTGATCTGGGTGCAATTGGTTCCCGATGGGCAAATGTCTATACCTCTGACATGCACTTTAGCAATGTTGGTTCAGGTGGTAATGATGTAGATGGTACAGAGGGCAACTGGACGTTACAAGAAGGTGACGATAACATCTACATGATCAATAATATTACAGGTAAGAAGTATAAGATTGCTCTAACTGAGGTGTGAATTGAATGACTGTGAAATATTATGATGATATAATTCCTAACACTCTGGCAGATAGTATCTACGAATATTGTCAGAATATATCTTGGTATCAAGAGTGGATTGGATATAGTAAAGTAACTTTATCTGAGTATATACCAGCGAAAGATGGTAAAACATCTAGTCGTCACTTTTTGGATAAAGATTTAGGACCAATGGGTATATTGGACTTGCTAAAGTTTTCAATGTACAGACATCCATTTGCATGGGGGGAAGAATCCTTACAGGTAAGGCATTCTATGATCTATGAGTTATGGACTATAATCAACAATAAAGTATTTGATGGTGGTGCTGAAGTAGAAGGATTGCCTGAAAGTATTGCTGGTTTATCTGGTCACCATAAGTGTTTCAAGGATGGCACACAATTCCTTGATAAGTATAATGTTACTCAAGAACAAAAAAAGATTGGGTGGAGGGCATATTTCAATGCACGATGTGCTGAGTCAATTACAGGATCTCCTATTGGTAACCGCGTTGGGCAAATACATAAAGATTCCAGTGCAGATGTTGATCCCAAGTCTGATAGATACTACACAGTATTATATGTTGTAAATAGAGAGTGGCAACCTGATTGGGGTGCTGACTTTTTATATTATGGTGATGATTATACTGGTGCCAAACATTGGAAACATGATTTTGATATTGGATGGGCAAGTCAAGTTATAGGTAATAGACCTGGTAGAGTAATTGTTTATCCACATCATCAGACTCATCTAACAAATCCACCTAAACAATCTGCTCCTGAAATGAGTCAAAGGGTAGCGTTTAGAGTTAGGATAAAATAGAAGATAAATACTAATACAGAATTATTTGTATAATAATACGCCATGTCAAGAGCCAGGGAACTGTCTAAAGTTGGTGGAAAGAATCAGCAAGTAATTGCTGGTCTTTCAACTCACGTTGGCATATCTACGTTTGCTGCCAATGTGGTCATGCGTGGTGACCTTTCGGTCGCTGGTGATCTTGCAGTTATTGGGGATCTCTCTTATGATGAGGTAACTGCATCAAATCAGAAGATCAGTGGTATCTCTACTCTGACCTTCCTCAAAGCAACCACTGCAAATGTGTCAGCGGGTCTTACCGCCGCTAGTGCACAGATTAGCGACCTAACTTCTGGTCGTGTGGTGATTGCGGGTACTGGTGGCGAACTTCAAGATAGTTCTACCCTGACTTTCAGTGGCGGTACACTTACCGCAACAACATTTAGTGGCAATCTACCCACTACCGATCTGACTGGTACGATCACCAATGCTCAGTTAGCAGGCAGCATTGTCAACACCAAACTGGTAAACGATAGTGTTTCCTTTGGTGGTGTAAGTTTAGACCTTGGTGGCACAGATGCTACCCCAGCATTCAACCTTGCTGATGCCACTGGTCTTCCGATCAGCACTGGTGTTGCTGGTCTTGCTAACAACGTTGCCACTTTCCTGGCAACTCCTTCTAGTTCCAACTTCCGTTCTGTCGTAACTGACGAGACTGGTACTGGTGCTCTGGTCTTTGGTACGAGTCCTACCATTGCAACTCCAGACGTAACTGGTCAAGCTACGATGGATGATGTTGCCGTAAGTGGTGGCATGACAGTTGGTGCTGGTCTTACCGTCACTGGTAACCTCGTAATCAACGGTACGACAACTACCATCAACTCTACCACCATTTCGGTTGATGACAAGCACATCGAACTGGGTGCTACTGCTTCTCCTACTGATAGTTCTGCCAACGGTGGTGGTGTTATCCTGAAAGGAGACTCTGACCACACTATTCTGTGGCAAAATGATAATGATCAGTGGG